ATAATTATAAGAATGTATTTTGTGTTTCAAACCCAAGACTTTGACCTGTATTAAATGTTTTAGAAGAAACATAGTCATCTAATTCTTGCTGTAAAAATGGATTTTGTTGAAATTGAGGTATTTCATATTGAGGCACTTCCATTGTACCTATACTTGCACCTGAGTTATATGTATCACCAAATGATGGTATGTTTGAATTATTAGGTCCTGGATTAAATTCATAAGGATTACCACTTTCAGTAACTTGTGGTGCTTTAGTATCTTGATATTGTTGATATCTTTTAAAACCAGAACTTGCTATAGATAATGCAGTATTAAAGAAACTTGGTCCTTGTTTAAACTCTTGTAGTAATGGTGGTGCTTCAGGACTAGGTCTTCCAGTAATGTATTCTACATACTTACCTTGTGCAAATGCTGCCATATTTCTACCAGCTTTATCTCTAAATAATATTTCACTATCTCTAGAAAATGCAGCCTGTGCTCCAGCAGCAGCAAATTGTTGACCTAATTCAGCTATACCACCTCTACCAGATCTACGTCCAGCTTGTTCTCTACCACCAGCATTAATCATTTTAGCTAGTATTTTTTGTTGTGATAAAGCAGCTTCACCAGCAACTTGTCTGGCTTTTAATTGTGCTTCTGCTAATGCATCTTGAGTTTCACGCCATTTGTTGTCAACTTCTATGTCGCCATCAATTTTACTGTTTCTCCAGATGTTTTCTTCATTACGATTTTTTGTTTCGTAAGCATTTATTTTTAATCTATTTTGAATAGCTATAGATCTGTTAGCTTCTCTTGTTTGTCTTCGTTGTTCTCCGTATTGTCCTAGTGCTCCTAAAGCATCTAGTCCGAAGCCGATTCCGCTGGACATCCCTGCGGACATTCCTCCTGATCCTGCACACATGGTATTTTACAAAATTCAATAAATGGTAATAAGTTCGGACCATGTAAAACTTCACGAAGAAATTTAAAGCCCAAAAATTTTAATAATCTTAGGTGTGTTGTATTTCGTTTATCACAAATATTCCACAACAAAGATTCAGTTCGTTTATCTAACCATCGTTTCGCTTCTCTAGAAAATGAAACTGGATAGTCATGAATGACATCTGTACATATCATCCATATTCGTCCATCTGGATAAACGCCAGCCAATCCAGCAGTCTTGCCGTTTGGCATCGTGAAATAGATATTGTCTCCAGATTCTAAGAAAAGAGGAACATGGACAACAGGTGTTAATCCATGACCCTCAACAAGTTCTCGATAGTCGTCTGAACGTAAGTTTTGTGCAACTTCTAAAGCTACTGCTTTTGTAGCTGGGAGGATAGTTACTTTAGACACGTCTATAATATTTAGGGTTGTAATCTCCTTCCCAGTTCATCGAGTGAAGTGTAGCTGGTGAAGGATGTGTTGATTTAATTTGTATATCTAAGTTTGTATTTCTTTCGTATATCGGTATTGTTTGTATAAACTCTTCTACTACAGGTAATTCATTTGCTTTTATAGAGTCTATTTCAGCAGCACTAAAATTAGTTGTATAGTCAACTCTACCTTTTCTCTTTATAACTGTATCAATATTTCCTATTTCACCGAATGCAAAATGTAATCTATGTATAATTAATGATGATCTTGTATCTGATCTTGTTTTTTCTCCAGCTGCTTTTGTAACAAATATAGTAGGTAATTCTAACGACCAGTCATATAGGTAACCAAGTATTGCTGTTGAACTTGTCCAATTACCTTCTACTTCTAAATTAGCAGAATTTGCGACTGGATTAGCTAAAGCGTATCTACCAATATCGTTTCCTGTATTATTATTGTAGACAGCTAATTGTTTAAAATTTCCTACTGGAATACCTGTTGGCCGTTGAAATGTAGTTTTTTTTGTAGTTGGATCATAAGAAGCTGATGTCAAATCTACCTGTGTATGTCTATCTAAATGTATCGGATAATTTTCAGCACTAATTAATGTTGTGTCATCTTGTTTTTTTACATCAATAGCTTCTATAACATATTCGTTTCCAGCGAAAACAACAGCATAATATACATCGTCTAATATAACATGATGTATCAATAACCCAGATAATAGCCATCTAAACCAGGCTGATTGTACCCTTTTTTCTCCATTATTATAAAACCTAAAACCCCATACTTCATTAGATGGTGTATCAGTATCAGCATATCTAGCACCTAGTAATAGTAAACTATTTTCTTTAGAAGTTGTAGGTAAATTAATATTAATAGGTAATTTTTTTGATATTAGTTTGCTTTGTTCTAGAACTGTAGGCTCACCTTCTCTTCTAATATCAGCCATTTCAAATATTCTTGAATTCTTACCAGTGCTATTTATAAATCCTGATGTAGTACCTAAAGAAAAAGGTACAGTTTTTGGATTATAATTATAGGAACATAAATAATTTATTTTTGCTGTAGATGGTGTTAATGCATCACTATCTGTAGTTAACATAAATTGTTGGTTAGAACTAAATAATAATAGTCCTGAGTTAACTTCTATACCATCGAATAATGTTGTTGGAAAAGTAGAACTAGCTTGTATATCTATAGGGTCAGCTGTAGATTCTGACATTGCAGTTGTACTAAAGAAATTAAAAAAGTCATTAGTTTTTGACAATACAACATTGCCTTTACTTAATACAACTAATCTATTTCTAAAGAATAGCATTTTTTCTAATGTACTTCCTATAAAACTAGGCACTGGGTTTGTGTTGTCATCCCCAACATCACGTAGACTATAGTCAATTGTTTGTACACGAAATCTACCTTGTGGATATGTGGTACCAGCTGATTCTCTTACAATCTTTACAGGCATAGTATCTTTATCAATTTCTATTTCTATGCCAGGTGCTGGACATTCTTCCCATACACCTTCACCAAAAAAGTTACCACTAGTACCAGCGTTAGATTGTTTAAATTTTAAAAAGAAATCGTCATCATCATCACCACTGTTAACAATTTTGACCACATAATTATGTCTACAATTAGTAGGTAATTCTGCAATTGAGTTTGCTTCATTTGTTATGATATTCATCAACTGTGGTTCTGGTGTACTGACAGCAAAAGGTGTACTGCGTTGTAGATGTAAACAGTTACCAGTTATAGTTGCTGTAATACCTGTATTAGAAATAGCGTCTAGTGAAGTTTTCATATCACCAAGAATACCAGCAGCTGTTACAGCTTCATCAGCACTAGAAGAGGTAGCAGCTGGACGTACAGCAGCAATATTAGCAGAACTTTTTATTGTGACATGTGATTTGATTTCAACAGTTCCTGAACCACCTTTTTCAGTTGTGTAGTTATGTGTATTACCAGTAACCCATCCTTCACCACCAAATTGTAATTTTGCAAATGGTTGATAAGAATCATTATACTGTGGTCCAGTGCTTGTACCACCAATATTAGCTGGGTCAACTACAGGTGTACATCTTACGTCTATTTCATACCTTAAATTTTTTGTACCACTACCAGTTGCATTTATAACTTCTCTACCCATAGCTTGACATGATCCATCATTTGCACCACTACTTTCAGAAAAGTTTTTTCTTGCTGCTATAGATGTGGCTCTTGTTTCTGTAATTGATGTACCAGGATTAGATGGGTCATAGATATTTAATGCGTATTGTTTACCATAAGATATTACTTTTAATTCTATTATCGCTTCATTAACTAAAGCTGGTGACAAATCAGATGCACCACTTTTCATAGCTGTTGTTTTTTTTCTATTAGTAAAAAAAGTTTGCTCGTTTAGTGTTAGTGCCTGTATATCAGTTGATTCTGTCCAACCAGATAAATATGTTTGTGTATTGTTACTTACATTAGGTAAACCATTGGCATCATTATCTTTGTATATAATTAAATTAGTTCCTTGGCCATTATTGTCATGATATGAAAAACCATCTCTTGTCCTCCATATTTGCACATCACCAGATGTATTCACACAACCTATATACTGATTATCTTCATCTGTATAAATGTGAAACCAACTTAATGTACCACTGTTTGGTGTAATTTTTTTTATTAATTTACTGCCAGGTCTTTTTATACAACCTAAAGTTACATCAGGTATAGCATTCACTAAATCTTTAACTTGTCCTGGTAGTTTTAATTCATCTGGCTGTTCTGATATTCCTAAAATATAGTTAGGTATTTGTTGTGTAACTGTAGACATTATCTCTGCAATGCTTTAAATGGTTTGTATGTTGAATAATGTGTGTTATGTCCAAAACCTAACATATTATAATCACCTTGATTACACTCATATTCCATACATGCAGCTCTAGCCATTTGCTCTTGTGTAGCTATTAGTTGTACAAGCTGTGCATTTGTAATCATTTGTGTAGCTGCTCTACCAGCTGCCTTATATGTTATGTATCTTTTAAACACAGAAGGTAAATCTTCATACTCAAAAAGATAAACAACATTAAGTAAAATGTCATCGTCAAATTCATATGTATGATTTACTTTGTCATATAGTTTTCCTTGTCTTCTAACTAAATCTATAGTTCTATCTTCAGGATTTTCTGAATCTAATCTCAATACATTTGTAGGTATAACAATATGTTTTGTTGTTGCATCTGGACTAAACTTAACATGATTTTCTCTGTTAAAAGACCAACCTTCATTTTGTATGTCACTATTACATTCTTTCAATATTTGAAATATAAGTGCTATTTCTGGATTCTCAAAAGTGTTAGCAACTTCTGAAGCTGTATTAGTAGTATCTGTAGTTATTGTACCTAATGTTGTTACTGGAGATTGACCGATAGCTCCCAGTATTGTATTTACAGCGGAGAGTTCTGTCTCGGTATCTATTGTTGTGGGAGTTGTCATATTAATAAAAAAGGGGAGCCGAAGCTCCCGTATAAATGTATAAATTAGAATGCAGAAGGAGCAGTAGCACCAACATATAATTCAACAGCAGCAGCTGGGTTTAAGTAGTCTGCACCCATAGCCATGCGACCTAAGATCACATCGCCTTGGTAGATTACAGAAACGTCACCGTTTGTTACTTGAACTTGTGGTCCGATTGCTTCAACAACACCAGCAGCTTCCTTTTGGAAGATAAGTCCACAAGACTTAGCACCTAACTCAGTGTTAGTACCATAGTCGTTGTTTACTCCGCCAGTAGCGTTAGCATTCTCAGGTGTAGGTCCAATGAAATCACCAAGATTTCCAGGAGAAACCTCACCTGTTGTACCGCCGTAAGCAACACCATACTTGCCTAAGAAAGGAATATTCATAGACTTGTAGATGTGAATACCAGCGATTTCTATAACGCCTGTACCACCTTGTAATGCATCACCCTGTACATCTCTGTTGACAAGTCCGTTAGACCCTACATTTTGTATGAGGGAATAGAATTGTCTTGGGTTTAACACGGCACAGCGTCCGTCAGAACTCACTCCTTTTTCGTCAAGAGCAGCAGCAGCATCATAAAATGCGTTTATTAGGTTTGTTGCGTTATAAGCATCAGAATCGTTTGTTGTAGATCCAACTCTGATTTGAGTTCCACCAGGCTCTGCAAAGTTTGTTGCAGATACTGGAGATGCAGATCTAGCTCCACGTGTTATAGAACGGAAGATAAGTCTGTCATATTTTTCAGCAAGAGCATATCCAATCTTCTTGGAAATTTCACCCCTCAATTCGTAATGTGCAAGTGTTTCATCCAAATCGTACACGAAAGCACTACTAATGAGTAAATCATCCATTACGATGGTCTTCTCTGCCACTGGAGGTGCCTTGTCACTGTTTCCCAATATGGGGGTACCTGGTGTATGGAAGGAACTGCTCATGCGTCCTGTGTAGACGAACTGCAATGATTTGCCGTTTCTGAGTGTTCTCTTTGTTACAAGATCTCTAGCAATTGTTTCGTGCTGGAATCCTTTAAACATCTCGCCGCTAAATAATTTCAGGTAAAGGGCGTACTTATCGGTAGCACCACCATACCCTGTGCCTGTAGATAGATTCGATCTACCTAAAGCAACTTGATTAGCATTAGCCATTTTAAGTTATAAAATCTAAGGTATAAATAATCGTCTTCACATGTGAAAAGTTGCGAGTCTTATGCGACTCATTTGTTGCGTGGTCTATCCCACCGTCATGACGGCTAGTGAGTATCCTCGTAAGGGTCAAAAGCCAAACTGAAAGAGAGTCCGACTCTGAGGTGCTCTCTTTCTTTGTTGTTACTTAACTATTCTAGTGTAAGCAACGCCACGATATACGTAAGTTACTGTCATGAGTAATCTCCCATATACCTAGACCCCGTTCCATGTCTAGGTTTCATGCGTCCTATAACAGGATGAACGGACGTGGCATTTAATCTTCTTTTTTAATATAGCGTCCTTTTTCGTCACGCTTTTTTTTCACTGGTTTTTCTGCAACTATTGGTATATTTTTTCTACCTGTAGTTTCAGATTTCCAGTGTCTTGTACTTTCAGCCATTTTTAAAATGAAGGATCACCTTCTGGTTCTTTATACACAGGAATCTTTTCTTGTCTATATTTTTCTAATATTTCCTCTACTTGCTTTTGTAGTTTAGCAACTTCAAAATCATGTTCTGGTGTAGGTTTTGTATTAGACATAAAGATTACTTCTTAGTTTTTCTTTTTGCACCTTTAGCAGTTTTAGCTGCTCTTCTAAAGTTAGCAGCAGTAGGTGCCCCAGCAGTTCCAGGCTTTCTCATTTTTTCACCTGAACCAGCAGCTATTCTTTTCCTCTTTGCATGTATATTTGCATAGAGTCCACGTTTAGCGGGCATTTTTTTTTCCTCCTTTTTTCATGCCTCCTTTACAGGAGCCTTTACCTTTGTGTGCCATTTAACATTTCCATTTGCGAAGGGCTAAAGCCTTACGTGTAGGCTTGCCGTTTGGTTTTTTCATAGGACCTTTTACACCTTTCATGCGAGCACAAAATGATCTCTTTCTAGGTCCACCTCCTGGCTGGGGTGCTTTTAAATTACTGCCAGTTTCTCTGTTGTATTTTTCTCTACCAGCTTTTGTAAGGCCGCCAGTTCTACTTTTATGTTTACCTAGTTTTAGGCTTACGTTTTTTCTTGGCATTTGACTTCATTGCTCTTAGTTTTGCTAGATCGTCTGCACCAATCTTCTTTCTATTACCAGCTAAAGATGCCAAACCTTTTTGTTTTGCAGAGTATTTAGAATATGGCATTTAGAATATACCTGGAATAATTTGTCCTGTTAGTGCATAAGCACCTAATGCAGCTATGATGCCTATCATTGCGAGGCGACCATTTGTTTCTTCAGCTACATGCCATCTATCGTTTTCGTGGTTATGATGGGTCATAATTCTTATCGGCGGTTCGTAGGGATAATTGTTTAATAGTTTTTCTAAGTCTTCAGGCTTCATGGTCTAAATTCTGGACCAACACCAGCCTGTACACACCTTCCTTTTTTCTTATCAAAATAAAAACCAGATGGACACTTAGTGCCAGTTTTTTTTGCTGGTGATTTTTTTGTTTGTTTAGGTGGCTCTCTTAGAGGTGTTGCTCTAGGAGGTTGCATGTCATACATCATTAGAAGTTACCGTTGAATGCATCTTGAATTGCTTTGTTTCTTTTATCTACAGCTCTTATGTACTTAGATGTTGGAGATACGTTCTCCTTTTTTGTCATGTACTTTTTAATTTTTTTTAATACTTTTTTGTGTACTGCCATGATTAAAATTTTAAATCTGATCTATCTAATTTAGCTATGACATCCTGTCTATATGCTGGATCTCTATCATAGCGTGGGTCACTCATAGCTTCTACAAGTTGTGCTTGGCTTCTAAATACATCTGAACTTTGCTTAGATGGTTTGCCTGTTAGCATTCTGCCTTCATATCCATTTTCATTTTGATATTTAGATAGTAAGCCATCTACTGCTAGTTGTATAGAACCAGGATCTCCAGTATTTACAAGATTATCAAATGACTTTATAGAATCTTGTGATAGGTTTTGACTTGCCCAATTCATAAGAGTTTTATACTGCTGTTCTCCACCAACTGAATTATAAATAGCATTTATATCAGATTGCTGTATAGCAGCATTCATACCCATATCTTTTGCTCGTCCAGCTAGATAAGCATCTACTGCTTCTTTTGCTATACCAGCTCCAGTTAATTGGTTATGCATTTCAGGTGTTATCTGACCATTATTTTTATAAAAATGTTCAGCAATACTATAAGGATCTACACCTTTTTGTTGAAATAAACTACTAAGAGTTTCACCATAGTGTTCTTTTACAGACTCATAATTAACTTTACCGTCATCATTATACATCTGTATTTCAGTAGGTTCTTCTACTTCTTGGGTTTCTTGCTCCCCTTCCCTTTCTTGTGATAAGGCATCTTTTTCTCCTAATTTTTTTTGTAGTTCTACGTATGCTCTTTCTAAATCTTCAGCATTTTTATATTTACCAGCAAGTAATTCACCTTGCTGTTCAGCCATTTGTTCCCCAACTTGCAGGGAGTCTTGCTCTTCAGCACTTAGACCTTCAGCTTCAGGGGTATCGTTTACTGTTAAAGTTTCTGCCATTTTATTCTTCTGGTGGTGTTTCCATTTCAGGTTCTGCTTCAGCCATTCCTTCCATCATTGCAGGGTTTTTACTTGGGTCCATCATAGGTGTACCAAGAATCTGCCCAGCCTGTTTGGTCATTTCTTTAGCTTGCATCATCTGTTGTTGTTGCTGCATTTCTTGTTGTAACTTCTGTTGTGTCTTAACAAGATTTAATACGTCTATACCTTGTGCAGCTGCAAGACGTTTGATATATTCACTTGGCTCAATAAATTTCATCAGTGCTTCAGGTCCCATAGTTTGGGCTAACACTTGTACAAACTGAGTTAAGCTTTCTCTGTCTTGTCCTCTACCTAATGCGTTAACACCAGCTACAATTTGTGGTCTAACTAAATCTTTAGGTATCTTAGGTATTTCGTTATTTCTTTGAAGTATGTGTAGAGTTCTGTTGAGATAAGGTATAAGGAACTCAACCGTTAACAAGCTGAATAAGCCCCCAAGCTGTTTCTCTAATTCTAACTGTGTAAGACGTACCTCTTCTGCGGTAGTTCTTTCACTTTGTCTAATCTGTAAAACAAGAAATGCTTCGTTAATTCTTCTTTCTAAATTAGAAATCATTTCAGATGCTGTGCGGAAATCTGCCGTTTTACCGACTTGTACCACCTGTACATCTTCTGCTCTTCCTTGTACGATAGCTCCATTTCCAGCTTCTGCAAGGGTTTTTGGCTTCGTAGTTGAAGAGGGACTGACTAGAAAAATTACCTTCGCAGCCGCCGAGCTGCCTTCCGTTAGTGCTTGAGATAAACCTTCTAGAGATTTAAAATCACCAAGAAACTCTTCTACTCTGCCACGTCCATAGTCCTCACCGTCAACGGTATTAAATCTAAGAACAAGCCAGGGGTTTGCATTTTTTGGTGCACTACTTCTGCTGCCAGCTATTATTTTATCAAACGCTTCTTGATGCCATACCCAACGTCCGTTTTCTAAACGCACATAGGTAAATACTTCTACATCATCTTCATCAGACTTTGTCTCATCTATGCCTGAGTTAGGCTCGACTATTGGTTCTTCTAAGTCTATGTCAAGAACCTGACGTGATATAAGTTCCTTTGTGACAATCTCTAGCACGTTCCCGTTTCCATCTCTATTAACAACGAAACGGTTAAGGGGATAGTGCTTTAGACCATCTTTGCCCATAAATATTAATGCATTTCCAGATACAATTAAATGTTTTAATGCTTGGTTTACAACGACTCTATCAGTAGAAGCATTAATGTAATCCATAACCATCCTTTCCATTTTAGAAAAAGATAGGTCTAATTCACTTCTAACTTCTGCTGGTAAATCTACACCAAGTTTATCATCTCTAATTTGTAACTTGAAAAATGTAGTTTGGGGTGGTAAAAGAGCTAGACCAAGTTTAGCACTTAGGTTAACAACAGCTTTAGCTCCAATGCTTTGCCAAGGTGTAATCAACCTTTTGTGATATGGTCCATCTAAATCATCTCTTATAAGATAAGGCAACGTTAACTCACTACAATCGACTGCGGTGTCAAGGAACTCGGTACGACCATGTGTCAATCGATCATATCTAGTACGTGCCAGCATCATGTTCCTGTATTAACTCCGCCAGCTGGGGTGCTATCTACACCTGTATTAACAGCCGCTGCTGCTCCTAAAGCACCAAGTCCTTTCTTAACTGTCTGCTTATCTCTTTTTTGTTTTGCGTTTTGTTGGATCTTGATTGACTCATCAACCTTCTTAGTTTTTTCGTCATCTCCAGCAGCTGATGCAGCTGGTCCTGGACCCTGTACTGTAGGAGGTGGGGTCATTGTTCTCGTTGGTTGAGTCTGTCTATTTCTATTTCCTCCTAGTATTCCTAGTGATGAGGCGGCTGTTGCTAAACCACCTATAGCACTAATTAATGGTATGACTGGTGCACACATTAGATTTCTTCCTCCATTATGGATTTTATGTAATCAATTACGCTGGCTTGTCCAGCTCTGTACATGATGGTCTGTACGTCTTCTTTAGGATGGATAGGTTTCCAACCAAAATTTTCCTCTAGCCTTGTTAGTAATTTATCTAATCGCTCGTTGTGTAACTTAAGCGTAGCTAGGGAGATTTCTGTTGTCATGTTCAAAAAATGCTGGCATTCTTCCAGCTTTGGTACCATTTAGCTGTGGAGCTTTACCTTCATACATGAGGCGATCACTCGCATCCAGCCAAAATTTTTTGCTTAAATATTTATCGTTATGCTCCATAGACAATGGTTGCATAATCCAATTTATTGTTGCTTTTCTAAGTTTGTCTAGTGACTGGCTAGGTTTTAATCCTAGCTCTGCACATACTAATGAGTTAGTAGCTACATGCACTTGCTCATCTCTTGATATATCTGCTGACACTGTTGCTAATCCAGCATCACCATTAAATCTAAACATAGGTAATAACACGAAAAATATAGCTCTTTCTATTACTAGTGCTTTAGCTATCGTATGATCAGGATGTGATAACCAGGCATCTCGTAGGCGTAGTGCCTCGGCTTCTGCTTTGTCATTAACGCCATGAGCGTTGGTAATGTATCCAAGAGCAAGGTCATGCTTTATCTCATCCTTTACATTTGACTCCAAAAGTTTTCTAGCTTTCTCAGGAATTTCAGAGAGAGCTTTTGATATGAAGTCGCCAACTGGTAATTCCATGTGGCGTATTGCAAGAGCACGGTAGATGGTTTCTTCTGCTCCATGTTTAAATTTTCCTTTGGTGGTTTGTACTGGTGTCCAGGTTCTTTTTCTATTTAATAATTTTTCGTAGGGGTTCATTGTTGACAGTCACAAGCTATTTCATCGGGTTTATTGCTCATTATGTCTTCCAAGTATGCGTCAACATCGGACTGATCTAGTGCAGCGTAGGCATCTGATTTATCCTGAACGTCACCCATTACTTGTAATGCATAATAGAGGGACGTTTGTGGGCTTTTAAGCCACTCGTCTACAAATGCCTCATCGTAAGTCACCATATCACTCCAAGAGTTGAAGCTATAGCCATGAAGCAAACCAGTTCTATGAAGCATAATCATTATCTGATCTGCTACCTTTTTATAAACATCCCAGCCTACTTGACTGGCTATCTCTACGTTGCCATATTCCACTCTTTCTACACCAAATTCGCCCGAATCTCTGTCTACTGTTCTCGCAATAGGAGGAGCTATTTCTGGTGTGCAAGTATAACCTTGTAAATCTCTACTTCTATATGAACAACTAGCTGTCGGAGCTATGGCAAATGCT